GTTCAACTTCTGCTTGACCTGGCTTTGTAACACCTGTAGTTTCGTCAACTCCTCTTGTTGAATCACTAATCTTTCCACCCTCAACAATCGCAGTATCACCTTGTTCATAACCAGAACCAACATTTTGTACAATCACATCACTTAACTGTGTGATGTATGAAACTTCTCCATCATAGTTTGCATTTGGATCTGGAATTACTTCCTTCACATTTCCTTCAATATCAGTTTCAGTTGTATTTGGTAGATAATCTTGGCCAGGATTTGTAATTACAACATCAACCACACCAAGTTGATCTCCATTTGGATCTGGTAAATATATTGGCAAATTAGAATTAGTGACATTTAATCCAACATCATTGACTTTTAATGCGTTTTCATCATTATCAAATACAATATCACCAACATTCGCTATAACTGGTATTAAATTATTATCTCTATCTTCATTTGAATAACGAAGAACTGATACGTTGCCCATAATTGGATATCCTCCAGCTCCATAACCATTATCACAACTATCAAAGAAAGATAGTAAAGGTGGTTCCTCAAATCCAAACCCTGTTCCATTAATTGCAACACCAATAATACTGCCGAGAGCATTTACTATTGCACTTCCATTTGCACCTTGACCACTACTTCCAACAAAGTCAACTCTTGGTGGCCCGCATTTAAGAATGTTAGTATTACAATCTGGCGCACTCGGAACTGCTGGTATAGCACTATCAATATCATCAAGTAAAGGATTAATGAGTGAATTTAAACCAGCCTTTGATATAATATTACCAAAATCATCTGGTATTATCTTTGAAACACCACCCTTAGTTGAGAATTTTGTTGGTTGGGGACACTTGATTCGATCACAATCAAGAACATTTGTAAGAATATTTGAAAATTGAATTGCTTTTGAGAATGTTTTACTTGGAAGGGCAATACCACCACCTTGAATACTATTCAATTGAGAAAACATACTACCAAGACTACTATCAAGAATATTATTAATCTGTCCAAACATATCACCTAAAAAGTTTTCAATTCCACAAATAGGTACATCTAAAACTTGACCAATCATATTTTCTAAACTTTTTGAGAGATAATTTACAAGTTGATCCTGTATCTTTTCAAAATTACAGAACATAATATCAGTAAGATTTTTAGCTGCTGATCCAACAGGGCCATGTAAAGTCTTTGGTGTTTTATCCTTTAAAGTTAAATTTAATTTCTTTAAAGTCTCTTGTATTGTCCACGATCTACCACGACGAATCAAACGTGACATTGAATCATGTATTTTAGTTGAAGTAAGTTTAACTTCATTCTGAATATCAATTAAACCACCATAAACAGGATCAATGTAAGTTTGTGTTTCATTTAATGACTGTAAAGATTGAACTTTTTCTGTAAATTCTTTAATCGCATCACTTATTTTATTAATTTCATTATCCTGACAAGGACTAGTGGTTGTGAACGTTTTAACAGAATTTTTATTTGATTCTTCCGATGCTTGAGATAAAACATTCTCACCATCACCACCAGTCCTTCTTGGGCCTGGATTAGTTGGAATCCAGTTTGAATTTACTCGATGTTTTCCAGAGTATTTTTGAATTACTTTTGGTGGTGTATATGGAATAAAGTCTGTATATTCTTTCTTATTAAATTCTGATGGAGGTAATAAATCTTCAATATAATCTTGTTTAAATAAAGTTCCAAAGATTATTGGTTGTTGTCCATCCTCACCATCAGCAAAAAATCCAACCACAACTTCTCCACCTTGATATTGCATACTCTCCATACATCCACCAACTGTACTAACATTTGATGGTAAAAGAACATGTGCTAAAGGTAAATCTTTATCTGGTAGATCATCATCACTACCATGATATCCAACAATGCGAACTCGACATCTAAACTTAGCAACATCTTTGCCATCTTCGATCTGTTGTTTAGATAATGAGTCACCCCACTCCCCCTTCTCTGGATCAGTCACTTGACCAATCCACCATTGCATTTTATCTTTACCAAAAAAGTTTTGACTCATTTAATTAATCGTCATATACTAGACACTCTGGTTCATCTGGATGTAGATCACAGAATATTTCCAAAGCATTGGGGTCATGGTGGTCTCCAGCCTTAATCTCTTCTTTATGATGTTCTGCATATTCTTCCAGATCATGCAATTCTTCTTTTGCATGTCTGCGTGCTGCAGGGTTTGCTTGTGGGTCGTCAAGGATTTGTTTATCCTTTTCGATATGGTCTTCGATAGATTTCATTTGATTTCTCCTGTTTCTTTTATTTAAGCGTTGTCTGGTGTGAACAAATCACGAACCAGTGATAAATGAGTGCTTGATTTATTACTTCCTATTTTGTGTCTTAATTCAGAAATTAAATATTTTCCACTCAAATCCGTACTGCCACCATATTGAAGATTTGATTCAGAACCATCTGGATCTATTGGAAGTTGAACTTCAATTAATTTTCCAACCCTAAGTTTGGGATTAAATGGTACTTTAATTTTTAATGCCTGTGAGAACAAAAGGTTATTCCTAGCATAAGACTGATTTTGTATTTTGGCAAGCTCAAGTTCTGGTTGTTCATCCTCTTTTTTTGATCCTTTTTGCATTGCGCCAGGATCATCAAATCGAAGCATTAATCTTGATGCATTATCTTTTAAATTATCTGGTAGTTTAGGAGGATTTTTTAAATTCTCTAAATCATCTATTTTAAATTTATCTACTGATTTTGTTTGTGATAAAAGATTTATATACGTTGTTTGATTATTATAAGTTCCAGACCTCATATTCAAATAAGCATCATTTGTACTAACTACCACTGCATCTAGAATTGCAAATTGACTTCTTGCACTCACTTCAAATTTTTTAAATATTGGAATATCATCATCCGAAGATGGATTTAGAAGATCTTCAATTGCTTTAAATTTATATCCGTCATAATCTTCAAAAAATAGAAAACCAAATTGAGAATTTGATTTAGTTTTTGGTTGCAACCATTGAATTGTATCAATAGATCTTTTTAAATTACCGCAAAAAGTATAAGAATTAGTAGCTGAGTCACAATCAACTTCTTTTTCTGTTTTAATTCCTTTTGACTCATCCTTCATAATTTTTTTAACAATATCAGTTATATTTCCTGTGAATCTTCGATTTAATCTGGCGATTTCATTTCTTAAAAAATCTTTTGACACACACTCAAGAGTTGATTTTTGTTCTTTAACACCAATAGTAATATTTTTTACAGAATTGACAACTAAACCATGTTTTGAATTTGTAAGTTTAAAATCATCAAAATCTGTGCCTGGCATCTTTATCGTAATTTCAATTGGTTGTCCACCATATATTCCTTCACGACTAACAAAACCACTAACATCTGTAATATCAATTGTTACATTTACTGATGGACTTAAAATACTCTCATAATATGAAATATTTGGATCACCAGCGAGCAATCCAAATTCACTTAATGAATCACCATCAAGTTTTTTAAAAACACTACATTGAGTTATTTTATAAGAATTATCCATTATGATATCATCGATGCTAATTTATTAAGACTTCTATTAGATGAAATAACAATTGGAATTGGTTGTATTTGTTTTTTAACAACTGTCTTTGTAACGACCTGTGTATCTTTTTGAATTATTGGTTGAACAACAGTTCTCATAGATGATGTTGATGGTGGAGAGAGATTAATATTTTTATTGGCTATAACTGTTCCAGAAACATCAGGAACAAAAATTTCTGCTCCTCTTTCACCAACAATCGATGGTTGTCCAACTGGAGGCCTCCCACCTTCAGCGAATTTTTTTACATCTTTATTATTACTATTTAATAGAGATGTGAGGAGATTAGTTTCTTCATTTGGCATATTTCCAACCGTAAATGCAGCACCATCTTTAAATCCTTGTTTAAATCCCTGTAAATATCCTACAGAAAAGTAAGCAAACACATCTATTTCTGGATTCTTTTTAGGCATGACGTTTTGAGAGTTAATTTTACGAATCTTTTCATTTACAACTTTCTCTCTGTCATCTAATCTTCGTGATAGAAGCATAGACTTTTTTAAAAGTCTTGTATTTCTAGAACCTTCAGATAGTAAAAATTTTTCGGCTGAAATAGACATTTAACTTACTAATACGTTTAAATTTTCAATACTATTAAACTCAGAGATACTGATTGATTGTATTGGTGATTTTGTAGATTCTACAGAGTCAGAACCAACTTTAGCATCACCTCTAGATCCACCATCATTTACAGTTTGATTTGAACCTTGAACTATTTGTGGTGGTAATACTATATTACTATTATCACTAGAAGATTTTTCAATTGGTTTTTCTATAATTCCAAACTCTTTCATCTTACTAGTTATTCTAGGCCCTAGTTCTTTAATTGTAATCACACCATCTTTATTAATATCCAAACCCTCATTTCTTGAATACATTTGTGCATTGCCAGAACCATATCTGGCGTCTTTTGCCATCAATTCAAAGTCAGGACTCTCACTTGCATATGTAGGCATCAATGTTGACGTATATAATTGACCTAAACTTGGATTATTAGGAAGAGTTTCTTTAAGATACATATCCACATATCTCATTTGTTCTACACGACTCATCTTCAATATTTTATCAACAGTGGTGCCATATCTTTCTGCAACCTCTGGTTTAAATTGTAGTAAACCAGCTGCGTCAGTATCTGGATTTTGTGCTTTTGGATTGAATCCAGATTCTGAAGCAATTAAACCTAAAAGGTGAGCAGGGTTGATTCCATGTTTTGCAGACACTGTATTAACTTCACTTAAAAACTCTTGATCATCACCAATTAATTCTGCAGCAGATCCTGTCAAAGAATAGGAGTTCATTTCTGCTATTTTATTTAATCTTGATAAAAAATTAGATCCAAACATTTCGACAGTTTTTTCTGTAGAAACAAATTCACCTTGATGAACCTTTGATAAACCTGTTTTCTTAACTTTACCACCATCTTTATATCCATCCTCCTCATCATCTTCATTAAATCCAGATCCTCTTTTATTTTCTTTATCATCTCCCATTAATGATCCAGCACTATAAGATCCAAGTGAAAGTAATCCAACTCCAAGAGCTCCTGACTTTGATATTTCATCTTTAATAGCTGTTACTGACTCTTTTAATCTATTTTTAACTTGATCTGATAAACTATCTTTTTTTAAATCATCTATATTTTTCTTATCATCTTTTTCTTTATCTTCAGTTTTCTTCTGTTGTTTATCCTCTGCAGCAAATAATTCTTTCTCCTGTTGATCAAGTTTTAATCCTCTTTCAGTTTGACCTTGAACAATAATATTAGTTATTTGACTTAATTGAGTTTGAATAGGTTCAAATGCAGCTAAAGTTTCAATCAACCTAGATAAATCCAATTGAATTGCATTAAATTGAGACTGCAAATTATTTGAATTTGACAAAGCAGTTTGAGCCACCTTATCAACTTCAACAATTTGTTCAAAAAAATTACTGAGGGTTATTTTCTTTTTAGGTTTATCCTCATCCATATTTTTGGATACCTTCCTGTTGTTGTCTCTTTAGATTTTCACTTTCAATATAATCTTTGAGAAGAGATAGATAAATGTCTCTTTCCCAAGGCATCATATTTTCAAGTTCCGTCAAGCTATATTTATGGTATTGCATGAGAGCGAAATTGATACGGAAATAAGATTCAAGATCTTCTCGTGCAATACTTAACCGAAAAAATCGGCTAGACCCTCCAAAACTACACTACTTTTCTTTTTTGTTTTTGGATTTGTCACCTCTAACGTATGAGATAACTTAGGCATTGTTGCAAAGAATTTTTCAACTAATCTATATTGTTTCGGACTTAACTGTTCTACAAATTCAAATTTTTCTTTTTCAGTATAATCCTTTGTATCCCATGCATCTTCAGTGGTAAAAATAGTATCCATACAATCAGCAACAATTTTAAAAGTTTTATCTATTGCCGCTTGAGGATCATCATCAACTTCAAAATTATTTTCTATGAACTGACTGAGTGATGGATACTTCATACGAAGAGTCATATTTTTATCTAAGGGAATGTCTGTTGTATGTCCTTCTGGTTTAACCACTTCAATTTCATCAACATATAAAGTAACTGGAACTTGTGTTTCTTCATCATCAGGACATGTGACCATGATATTAATTGATTCACCGATTGATTTTGATCTAATATTTAAAAATATATACTCAATATCAAATGTTGGAAGATCATCAACTTTAACACCTCTTGTTATTATACAACTTTTGAGTGTATCTTTAACAGAGTTTGTAATTTCATCTTGATTTTTTGACTCTAGAGCCATTATCAATATTTTTTCTTCTCTAACTAAAAATGGTCTATACTTTATTTTTTTACCTGTAGATGGTAATTTCAACTCATATGTTGGAGTTGTTATTGTTGGTAATGGCATAATGTTTCAATTCAGTGTTTTATTTAGAAAGATCCAGCTGGGAATGTGTCTCCATATTGTGCATTATCAGCTCTAACTAATTGTCCAGTGTCTCTAATATTTTTCTTACTAAAATTAAAAGATCCAGCTGGAGGAGTTGTAGATGAAATCTCTTTTGAGTATAAAGGAACATTACTTATAACTCCTCTATCTTCTGCATTTTCAACTATATTTGATTTATCAAATTCTGTGAAAAATCTATCATACGCAAGCTGCACTGTGCAACGCAAAACTTCAGATCCACCATATGATATTCTCATGGATTCCATGTTAGTTGGCCAAACATTTCTAAATTCATATTGTGTTAGTCTACTAGTTGGTTTCTTTTTTTGAGCATTTTTATAATCATAACGTTTTTCATCTATAAAGGCATCTCTCTCAAACTTAGTGATGTGTATTGTTTCCTTGTAATCATCAGGATAATTTAAACGACCATAAGCATTATCAGTTGTCCTTTTATTTGAGTAAACTGGATTGATGTAAGTCATCCAACTTTCCCATACTCTTAGTATAACATGATTTGCATCAATATAGAAGCTCAAATTAAGTGGCGGAAACTGTCTAAGAGTTGGAAATTGTTCTTGAATACCTTGATAATGTCCAACAGCTTGCGTTGTTAGATATGAAGTGCCAGGAATTTCTGCTTGATTACAAAGAACTGACATTTTTGTTTTAAGTTGTCCGCCATCAAAAATTTTACCACCAGAAGCTAATCCATCATCTTCAGTCAACCAGTTAGCAGTTTTACCAAAATCAAAATCAACTTGATAATAAGTATCTAAGGATGCACGAGATATAGGATCCCGAATGTCAAGCATGGATCCTCTAAATATCTCTGATCTTTTTGGAAATGACACGATAAATATATTTGTGTTGTTGTTATTACTATATATGAGCTATAAAGGGATATATCGACCTTCTAATCCTAAAAAGTATAAGGGAGACTCT